ATTACGGAACGCTGAACGACCTGCTTGGAAATCATCCTGAACCACAATCTTCAACTTCAGACCATAGTCCTTATAGATAATACTTTCCTCGTTGGGGTCAAGACCACCGTTGAGATACATGAACGGGAGGAAACCTGCATAGGTGTTAGTTCCAACCGTAATTACATCACTGTCACCTCCACCAAAAATACTGCTGAAGATGCTCTTACTGTCCTTGTTCTGAGTACCGTCACTCGACTGACCCATCCACCAAAGACCAAACACAATAGCGGCTACGACAAGGATAATACCACTGTACTTAACCCACGGCTTTACAATAACTTTTGCCATAATTTTTAATTAAATTTTTTAATTGTTTGTTACTACTTTGTATGTTTCCCAAATTTGGTAATGCAAAGGTAATACATTATTTTCACATTACCAAATTATTTTCGTTAAAAGATGTTAATCTCTTGAATTTTTCTCAAGATACTCACTGACAAGTACCCAATCCTTAATCTCATAGTCACCACGGACATACCACTTGCCATCATCAAACAGATACTGGTATTCCTCGCTTACAGACGGACATTCGTCCTTGAAATTAGGCAGCAAATCCTTATACTGCTCGTCTCTGTCTTCCATTGCGACATAACCTGTCACTTCCTGTCCAACACTGCTTGCATCACCACCAAGAATAAGATTAAGTACCTTATCATAAGTGTCCCAATACTTTACAAGTTCTGCTCCAAGTCCATCGGGATAACTATCCCAATGCTGATAAATCTCAGCATACTTCTTGCTTAACTCCACCTCGAAACACTTGGTTTCGTACTTCTTAATCCTATCACTATCCGTAGTCAGATAAGTTGGATTAACCTTAACTTTCTTTCCAAGGTCTTCGTCCTTAATTTTAAGAACAATTGTTCCTCTTGTTACCATAATATTTTTTTTTTAGTTTTTAATCAAAATAACTTCTTTTAGCAATTGCCTTTTGAGACTCAACATTTACCTCAATGGGTACCTGCTCTTCATACCTTACCTGATTGATGGAATTAAGGTCAAACATCTGTGTCTGATGCTCAATCGCCTTTGCCTTGTAGGACTCTGCATTACTTGTAGCAAACAGACCATCAATACCCTCATTCTCATACTTACGGAGAAGTTCTGCGGCTTTCTCTGATGTAACACCATCCTCAACGCTAATCTGTGACAACAGACCGCCGGTTTCGTCAATAACATTGGACATTTCACCAAGTCGCATAGAAATATCGTAAGCCATGAAATCCATTGCATGAGTGAAGTCTTCCAAATCATCAGGATTACCCTTGAGAATAGACATAATTGAAGAGAATGCCTTGTGCTGTGCCTTGATTGACTCATATTCCTCCTTACGGTCATTAACCTCGTTCTCAGTATCAACCACTACCAAATCAGCACGTTCTTTCAACTGCTTCAAAATCTCCATCCACTTCTTAGAGTCCTCAAGACGCTTAGTTTGCCGCTCAACAGCTGCTTGCAGACGTACTACCTGCCTCTCGGTAATTTTAGCACGGTCAAGCATATTGCGCTGCTCATACTGTTTAAGCATTCCAAGTTGTTTCTCCAACTCTTCTTTCTTATTGTCTACCCTACGCTGATTCTGTGTAATAAGTCCCTTGATATTACCCATCTGCTTCTCAATTACACCAATCTTCTCCTTCATTTCCTTAACCTTTGCCTCTACAATGGCGATAGGGTCAATCTCAATGATAAGACCTGTAATCTTACGCATAATCATAAAGTATACCATTGAAACCGTCTTTCTAAACCTCTTATCCGAAATAAGGAAAGCGATACCGGCCAACACAGCCACAAGCATACCAAGAGTAAGGATATTAGTAGTTAGAGTGATAAGGAAAGGCAGAATCTTATACAGAAGAATTGCACCACCTGCCAATGCACCACCAGCTACAACCAATCCAAGAGTACCACCCGGCTTCTCCCAAGGTGAAATTTTCTGTTGAGAATTTGTTACCATCAAATCGTTCATTTCTTTGTATGTTTAAAAATTTTTAATCTATTTTTATTTAATCTTGAAGAATTGCATCAAGTTTAACCCTATCATCCTGCAACTTCTTAATAAACACGTCAAATGTGTAATTGAAGTTAGCCTTCTTGATATTGTGGTCATTCTTTGCATTTGCAATCTTTGTCTTCTGCTCTGCGACAAACTGAATCTTATCTTGGAGTTCCTTTTGAAGTTTTGCAATATCTTCCTGTGCCTTTACAACTTCCTTCTCCGGATTCTCTACATTTTCAGTCCACTTTGTCTGAAGTTCACCAAGACCATTCTGTCTCTCCTTTTCAAGAATGCTAACATATGTATCAATACTCCCAAGTACAATTCCACGATTCAACTGAGGTGCAGTAGCCTTCATACTGATATATGCAGCCATCAAACGTGCATTCTCATCAGGAATAGCGGCTTTCATTGCATCATTCTGTGCAGCCTTTGTAAGTTCCACATAGTCAGGACCGGGGATATTGCTTTCCTCCACCACATCACAAAGTTGCTCAAACAACTTATTATCAAGTTGCCCTTGAATCGTACCATCAGCATTAGTAATAGGCTGACCCACAGCAGGTGCAGACTGAACCGGTGCTGACATCACAGGAGAAACCACCTGTGTAGGAGGTGTGTTCTGCTTAACATTAGACTCTGTTGACTGAGGGGCTTCATCTTGCACCTCTACAAATGCGCTTGCAATTGTCTTAAAGAAATTACCTTTTCCCATAATATTATTTAATGTTTTGTTTTAATTTTGATGCAAAGGTACGTCAAATTTATGAGACTACCAAATATTTTGTGTTAATTTTCTTTAAAAGTCTGAAATTTTTGCGGACTTATATAATTTATATGCTGAATACAATGCCCAACAACAGAATATATACAAAGGCAGTTCAAAAAAGAAGAACCATCCTAAATGAAAACCCATTGTTCCATAATGACCGACAATGGCAAATAGAATGCCAAAGAAAGTGAGAATTAAAACAAACGGCTTTGTAAAATCCTCAAAATGTTCATGTAAAAACCTACCGATTACATTAATTAAATTCATTTTGATATAGATTAATAAAAACAGTGCAAAGTTACAAAATAAATTTGAAACTACCAAATTTTAAGTGTTAAATAACATTAAAAAATGGTAATACGACTATTACCATTATCTTTTTCTAACAAGTTTTTCTCCCCACATTGTTTTAAACCATTCATATTCATTCTCAAAACACCAAACAAACCCTTTTGCATGTCTTCGCCATCTTATACATACTTGTCTAATTAATTCAGGACGTATATTATAGTATTTACCGGCTTCTCTATTATTTTTCCATCTTTTAATTACATTTAATTCATCATCCAATTGTAATACTGGTTTGGATAATTTTTCAGAGACTTTTTCATAACGAGATTTTGGTGGTACAATAAAGTCATGTTTTTCTAAAGACCACGCAAAACCATCATATAAAGCATTACGTTTAATCATCTGCTTAATATAAAATCGCTTATCTGAATCTGTCTCTCCAATTTTTACTTCTCCAATAAATTCTCCGCTTATTGGGTCGTATTTAAAAATCGTTTCATCTGGATTATTAGCCTTTCTTTTTGGTCTATTGTTTGAATAATCAATTCTTTTAGTATAATCTATAACGTTTTCATATCCTTTACGAAATATTTGATATTTTTTTAAAAAAATTCTTCCCTTATAATATAAAGCATTATCAATTTCGATTTCATTTGCCCCATAAAAATTTTTAACTTCTGCTTTGGTTTTATGAGACCTAATAAAATTACCTTTCAAATCATATACCATAATATTAAGTATTTTAGGATGTTCTTTTTGGTATTTTCTAATTTTTTCACTCATTTTCTTTTTTGTATTTTCAGAATGAGTTTTATTGATACATCCACCACTCTCTAAATTAACAATATGGTTTTTTAGTATATTAATATAAAAAATTTCAAATTCATCGATATTTTCCAATGTACATCTATGAGCAACAAATACATCAAATTTTTTATATTTTCTTATTATGTTATCTTTATAAACATTTCTTTTTTTCCGTTTATTATAAGATTCATAACAATGCCCTTGTATTCGACTAACCAAGCCAAATTTAGTATTTGTTTGACCAACATAATATTTGTTATTTGGGAATTTTAAAATATAAATGACATGAGTTATTTTTAATTCCTCTTTTTTACAATGGAAATTTACTTCTATGTTACCGTATTTTTTAGTTATCATTGTTTTTATCTTATATAAATAAATATATCCACCCTCCCAAAAAAAGTAAATATTATATATATTTATTTTTAAATAACATATAAAAAATGTCAGACTACAAGAAACTGAAACCAATCGTAAGAAAATGGGAGGGAAATGCCTTCGTAAATCACCCTGCTGACCCCGGTGGGGCAACGAAATGGGGTGTAACTCTTGCTACATTCCGTTCTGTCTATGGTAGGAGTAAAACAGTTAATGACCTTAAAAATATGACCGAAGAGCAATGGAATTACATATTTAAAGTTCATTTTTGGGATAGATGGCAGGCTGATAAAATTGAAAGTCAATCAATCGCAAATATTGTTGTCGATTGGGTATGGGCTTCAGGTATATATGGTATTAAATACCCTCAACAGATATTAGGTGTAACAGCCGATGGAAAAGTAGGACCGAAAACACTTGCAGCAATTAACGGTTATCCAAATCAAAAAGAATTATTCCAAAAACTTTGGAATCGTCGGAAAAAACATTTTGAAGATATTGTTAAAAATCGTCCGGCAAGTAAAGTGTTCCTTAAAGGTTGGATGAATCGCTTGAATGATTTTAAATGGGTTGGATAAATGAAACTATTGAAACTAGTGTCGGAGAAAGGAAGATGGGCATATTTAGATAATTCTCAAATATACAAATATGTTGTATATCTATTAGACGAAAAAAATGCGAATAGATACCATCTTATAGATGATGATGGGAACGAAATTTATAAACCAACCGTGAAAGATATTGTTTACAGCGAAATTTAAAGGTGGACTCAACTAAGAATCCACCTTTATTTTTTTACCACCAGATGTAATCAACATCTTGTACCCAATTACCAAAATCCGGATATTTGCTTGATATGCCTACTCTCTCTCTACAATATTCAAAATTCTGTCTTACAGCAATCTTGGCAGCAGCCACACCTTTGTTGGCAGTCATTTCTATCCATTCACCGTTTTTGTATACTTCTAATTTAATCTGATTGGCATTAGTAACACCTTCAACAGTGAATGTAACAGGGTCTTTCTCAACACCTGCACCGGTATTAACCATAACATTGGTCGAAACCCCAAACATCTTATGTATTTCCAACGCATCAAGACCACCAATACGTAAAGGAAGTGTACCACCAGCGGCGATAAGTTTACAATTGGCAGTTGTACCACTGATATTTACATCAATAACTACATCATTGAAATCAAAATCACTACCATCTGACGCACTCAAATCCTCGGCAATAATACGAAGTTCATCACTTGGAGGATTTACACCAGTTCCAGGAACAACTTTGACAATCCAATCATTATAAATGTAATCTCTCTTAACTTGCTCATTGGGATTTTGTCCTTCAGCGGAGAAATCAAAACCAACATAGTAATTTCCATTGATTTTTTCCATTCTCCAATAGTGGAACCTCATACCACCACTTTGTGATGATTTATAACTCCAATCAGTCGTAGAGGAATACCACATAAGCATACATCCATCCCAAGAGTTATTAGTGCCTCCGTTGAAATTGTTTACGATATCATCATAATATGTATCAGTTTGTTCCCATTCCACCGGCCAATAAGAAATTTGCTGCCAATTAGATACACACGCAAGTTCATTCATTTTATCAGAACCAACAACAGTTTCACCGTTACCGGCAACATAAGTAGCAACACCCTTATAAACCTGTTGAACAAAAAATTCACTCCAATCAATTAAAGCCGTATAACTTTCATCACCTTTTTGATTGAAAACATTCAATACTGCTTGTAATTCAGCATCTGTAATTGCTTTAGGTTGTGGATAATTCAAATATTTGCTATTATCATCAGTAGTACCCCATTGATTGCCATTAGGTTGTGCGGCACGTGTCGTAGTAGAAGAACCAAACCCCCAAGTCTGATTGCTTGCAGGTTGGCCAAACGTCTTTATGAAAGCGGCATTGTACTTATCCGTCTCATACTTACCATAGTCATAGTCAATATCATGATTACATGAAACAAACATAAAAGAGACCATGAACAAAATAAAATAAATCAACCTCTTCATATTCATCACACTATATCTTATTTATAATAATTATCGGTATAAATTCATTAAGTATTTAGTAGGCACTTCCTTGGTCAACCATACATTATTGTTGGATATATAGAACTTATACCCATCCTCATGCATCTTTTCGGTATCAACTTTCAAGATATAAGGAGTACCATGCCTCATACCGACTTTTGTAGCAGTTTCCTCATTACTTGATAAATGTACATATAACCTACTGCCACTAATAATCCCTTTCTCATAAATTGAATCAAGAAAACGTGTAGCAGTACCATGATACAAAACAGGAGGTGGAATGACTTCCTTTAAGTCAACGTCAACCGGAATTGAATGTCCCTGCCTTGCACGAATCTTGCTCTTATCAAGGTTAAACTCATACCTTTTCTTATCATTAGTATCAGTTATCTCATCAAGCATCTGTCTTGTATAACCTTGCTCCTTTACAAGTTCAGAAACATTTCTCCAACCATTCTCATCTATCAGACCATTGTCAAATGCTTCTTTGTCATGCCTAAGAAGAAATGCCAAATGTTTCCCCTTGTTTATCAATTCTTTTTCCTTACTCATTTTCTTTCAAATAATCTAAAATTTTGTTCAAAGTATCATCACTTACCGATGTGTTGAATAAATTAAGAAAATCATTATTATAATTCTTAATGTTTATTCTTACATCATTCTTTGATGTATCTGACAAATTCTCATTATAACCGCTTACAGATACAAACTTGATAGTTACCTTATCAATTGTAATTCCCACCGGTATCTTCTTGGTATATACCCTATTATCCGGGTCAAGTACATCTTGTTTCTCTGTAAAAACACCATTCTTCAAAATACGTGAATAAATTTCGCTTAATACTAAATCTCTTTCTTTCATTGTTATATGTTTTTAAATTTTTTGCAAATATACTACAAAAAAATGAGATTGCCAAGGACAATCTCATAAAAAGCACTAAAAAACACGTATGATTAACAAAAATTAATCATTCAGACTTCTCACCTCGTATATAGTGAGTAGGGGATTACCTTTAATTGGTTTAATATACTTATCATAAAATTTAGCAACCCAATCCTTATCCGATATTTGATATGTCACTTCATCATAGCCATCCTCAGTAACTACACCATAACACCAGAATGAACATGAATGACGGATATACTCTTCCTTATCCTTGAAATTAAGGAAATAACCACGTTTTCCAACCATATTAGTCTTGATTCTTTCCTCTCTTTCGTCTTTCGGTTCATCATCATCCATCACAAGTTCCCAAGCACGTCTATATATCTCAGTTTCCTTATCATACATATGTATTCTTTTCCAACATATATCCTTGAATCTTGCGGAATATGATTTAGTGGCATCATTCAGCCAAAACGGATTACTGAAATTACCTTCCTCTCCATGATTTCTTAACCTGTTCTCAAAACACCTCTCGGCTCTATAATGGGCATTTGGATTTTCATCAGTCAAAGCATCGCCTGTTTCCTCATCATAAAAACAACCCTTTGTATAGTACTGGTAATATTCAAAATCAGTCATTTCCTTAATATTGAGGTATAACTTCTTATATGTTTCTTTCTGATTCTCCGTCAAATCAAGTTCTTTGCTGTTAAGAATAGTCTCAATAAGTTTAAGGAAAGATTTATGTAATTTTTTGGCATCATCAAGTTTACACTTCACATGCCTTTCCACCTTAGTGTCAGCAGAATATTTCTTAATTAATTCCTCATGGTTATCACCAATAACTAAAACAGTCCTAAAAACACTCTTTGCCATTATTTCTTATTTTCTATATAATCATTATAGTATAAGACAAATATATTATCAACAGAAAACAGGAACTATTCTCTCGAACTGTTCCTGTCATTATAAAATGAAATATAATAAATTAGATTTTTTAATCCTTATCACGCTCTATGAAGCGGTCAATATTCTCTTCAACGAACTTTGCCTTGGCCTGAAGAACAATTGATACGAAATCCTCACGGAACTCACCAACAAACGGTGTCTCAAAGTATGCAAGAGGCTTGTTGTAAGCACGTCCAAGTGCAATCTCAGCACCAATCTCACGGTTATTCTCATCTGACGGATGACAAATTGCATAACCAACTGACAGATACTTCTTCTTAACCTTTGCAATCTCACCAAGAACAAGTTCACGGAAAGTATCGACAACACCAGTCAGAACAAGTGTACGACCATCAGCGCACTTATGTTCATAGTTGTAGATACGTGGATAAGTCTTCTCATCCTTCTTAGGCTCTGCCGTAGGAACCTTCTCAATGTCCTTACGGAGAAATGCCTTGTAACTTGCAAATCCCTCACCGGTCTTCACAACGTACTCTACCTGCACCCGCTTGTTATCAAGTGCCTTCTGCTCTCGTCCCATTACTGTACCGACCACGCCACTCTGCTTGACACGCACCCGGTCTCCAATCTTAATCTTACTCATTGTTTTTAAAAATTTTAATTAAACGTTTAACAAAATTAAATTATCATTTCTCTTTCTGCTTTCTTATCTGATGCATATTTCAAGAATTTCTCGCCTTTAGTCTTTTCTTTGAAATACTCATAGATGTCTTTTAAACTCCACAACTTAAATCCATTATCAATACCAATGTCGATTCTAAGGTCTGGTGATTCCTCATTGTATTCAGTTAATCTATTGTGGCAATGACCATGACATTCTACACAACCATAATGTTTACTCGGCCATGTTATCATCGGGTAATGGCACATAAAGACCATAAAATCTTCATCAAGAAAATCATAGTTGGATTTCTTAAACGTAACAGATTTCATTTGAGTTATCTGCTTAAAATACCCATTCAAATGGTCTGAAGATTTATCATGATTACCTAAAATAAGGAATTTCTGTCCATTAAGTTTTCCAAGCAGTTTCTTCACACACTCTGATGGTCCAAAAGCAAAATCACCTAATATATAGACAATATCTTTCTTTCCAATAGTGCTGTTCCACTTTTCAATTAACCATTTATCATGTGCCTCAACATCTTCCGGGTCAAATCCACCGACTTCACCACGTTTCGGACAATGTTTCAAGATATTTTTATGATGAAAATGCAAGTCCGCAGTGAAAAAAACATTTGATAATGTGTGTTCTTTCTTTATTTCTTCCATTTATATTGCATCTGCTGATGTATCGACATCTTGCCTTTTAAGACGATTTGCAAGTGCCATACGATAAATACCCCAAGTTTATTTACACGGTCATTAAGTTCATCATATTCTTTGACCATTCTCTCTACAAAAGGTTCCATATATTCTAATCTACATTAATTAATACTTTTTCAAAATCCGTCCATGAATTGCTGCACTCATAAACAAGATTTGCAATATTCTTCAAGTCTTGAATTACCTCTTTCTGTTCATCAAGATATTGTTCTGTTGAATTGATTTCAGTGTATAAATCCTCACTATAACCACCTTCCTTCAGCATCTTATATGCTATTGCAAGACGTTTCTCTGTCTTTTTAACATCATCTTCAAATTCGTCAATGACACGTTTAGCATCATCATAGGTTAATTCAGTATACTTATCCTCATTACCGGCATAAGCGGGATTTAACGTCTCTTTATACACTTGATATACCTCATTATTCCTCGAATAACTCATAAGAAGCAACGGTTCACCTTTAGAAACCTCTACGACTTCTTCCGTATGACCATCTTTCTCATTATAACCGTACTTGGTCTTTGTTTTCTTAGGAACGAGATAAAAACTCAAATATGAACTCATTTTAAATCTATTTTTCTATTTCTTTTGCAAAGGTACTACATTTATTTGATACCACAAAGAAAATTCTGTTAAAAAATGTCAATTATCTTGAAATATCCCATTTTTCTCGTAAAAAGTCCTCTTGACTTTCGATAAAACATCCGGATTTGGGGTATCACATGGATTTACAAGATTAAATTCATTAGGTTCATACTTATCCCCATAACAATCATATATCGCACGACAAACCCCTTGTGACCTACTCTTTCCTGCACGGCAATGTATTATAATATGCTTACCAATATTATCGTCAACGAAGTCGATTATTTTCCTTGCTTGCTCCGGTGATATTGCATGATATGTTACATCCTCTCCAAATTCATTCTTAAAGGTGAAATCCTCAGTAATATCATCGAAATTCAGATTAAGAACATTATCAGCATCAGGTAGATAATGGTTGGCCTCTGTCATATCATAGAAGTGTTCCAAAGCACACTCTTCTGAAGCAGAAATACTGATATAAACAACGTCACCAAGTCCTTTTGTCATATCGGCAAAAGTCTCGAATTTCCATTTGTTAGTTACGATTATACTACTCTTTGGAAACTGATTTCTCTTTTCTATCCACCTATAGAACCACTCATCCATGTTACTTTACATTTTATTATAAGGAATAGGAACCTGCTTCAAATAGAAAGGCTTCTTCATTTCCTTCTGAATTAACTCTTTAAACTCATTATAAAAACTTGGCTCAAGCATACCACCATTATAATAGATGGTCGCATTCATAACTGTCAATTCTCCACCTACCGGTATTGTACCATCAGCAGCCTTATAAGGCTTTACAAATCTAAATCTTTTATACATATATTATTTTCCGTTATAAATAAATAATTTCTCGGTTTTAATGTTCTGTTTAACCCCTTTCTTGGTAGTACCCATGCCATCTTTCTTTTTCTTCTCCCAAATACATTTGAAATCATCCGGCGCAACATATTCAGATACATATACATAATGTCCTGCTTTAGACATTTTTCTTACCCATTCCCAGAAATGCTCATGATTAAACGAACTTCTATATGAAACTGTTTCAGCATATGGTGGGTCACAGTAAATTACAGTTTTTGCTGGTAAAGTATCAGGATTTAAATCACTATATGAACAATTGAAAAAACGTGTTTCAGTTAAATATTTAAAAGATTCAATTTGTTTAGAAATACCTCTGTATGCTTCGTTAATATGGTCTTCATCCTTTTTAGGATTATATTTTGCATAACCTTTCCAAACACCGCCACCATAAGAACATGCCGTACTTACATACCCAATAAGCCAATCAGGATATCTTCCATCATGATTGATTTCACTCTGATGAATATCATTGTATTCCTCTTCAAGAAGACTGCAAGGCAAACCAACCGGGCCATTATGTACTTGCAGATGTTTCCATAGCGCAATTACATACTTATCATAATCAATTGCCCACTTATTTGACCAATCAATATCACAAACAACATTCATGCCACCACCAAAAGCATCTATAAACAACTGATTTCCATCTTTTAAATGTTCTGTCAGAATTGGTTTCAACTCTTTCATGAAACGCCTTTTACTACCGCAATATCTCATAATTATTACTTATATTTCTTTTTAGTTACATTATAAGGATGATTTGTACAGCCTTCAAGAACTGGTATCCAATAAGTTACTTTACGAGGTTTACCAACTTCTAAAAGTTCAGCGTTTTCCGGACCATAACCAATTGGCCGAGGTCCATATTTTTTATTATGCATTTCTACATAAACCTCTTCATTATTGATGTCAATGTCCGTTTCCATTTCTTTCCACATCCAAATATAACAACCAGAAATCGTACCATCCTCTTCTTTCCATATATAACTTTTACGAAGTTTATTCCAAGCACTCCTATCAGTTTTTGCTTCTATCGGATATGATTCGCGCATTGCGCTTGATAATTTATAACGTGCCATGCTAATCCTCTAACTCTAATACATGATGGCTTACATAGAAAAAAGGCATGCCATCCTCATAATTGTCTCGATATTCTTTATTCACAATAATGGCATTACGTTCATTGTCACTTAAGCCACAAATATCCATATACCTATTAACTAATTCAGAATTATCGCAAAAATCTGATTCCATATCATAAAATGCATCCCAATTGAAAGATTCATCATATTGTTCAGCATCCATTGCTTTCTTATATGCTTCAAATAAATTTTTATGGGTATCTTGGAGATAACGGTCGAACAATTTCTTCATTTTCTCCTGTACATCAAAATCTATAGCACGATACTTTTCTTCTAAATCATCATAATATTTCTGTTTTTCATCGACGAAAGCATCGGCCTTATCCTTATCCGTAAACGCCTTAAATGGAGTGTCAAACCTATCTTCATACTCCCCAGTTGATTTCATTACAATATAAATCTGTTTCATGCCGCCTCTCTTTTCTGTTGTTGTTTTTCAATTATAAAATCCACTGCTTCTTTCAAAGAAGCCACTCTTGTATATTTCTTTGATACGTGTCTGTTATAAGGAGTATCGATAATTATTTTTCTTGACTTATCCTTTTTATCCATAATAAATTCCGGATTATCATCTATAAGATACGTTCCCCTTACAAGCCATTTATCCTTTGTAAAACAAATATCATCATACTTAATATCATACATATCAAGAAAATCTAACGTATGTTTGATATTCTTCAAACTGAATTGCCATGTAACAATAACTACCTTAATACCATTCCTACGAAGTCTATCAATTGCCTCTTTTACACCATCAAAAGGTTTACTTACAGTCTCAAAAACCTTATCTGCATGGTCGGTAAAAAAATACTCTGTAGGCTTCCGGCCGGTCTTTTCTATAATAGCCGGAAAATTAGTATTTACATCATAGTCATCTATGTCATCAACACATAGATTACCATCAAATTTTTCATTGTAAATTTCACACATTGTGGAGATAATATCCCTAATTACCCCATCCACGTCAATTTTAACAATCATATCTTAAACCTTCTCTTCTTAAATAATCCTCATACATTAACTTAAGGAAGTCATAATTTTCAATATTCTCTTCAAATTTCCTATGTATTTCAAGAACTCTTTTGGCTGTATCCTCATCAGCTATCGCATATCTCTTAGCAAATTCCCATCGTTCAGCCACTATTGCGGCTTCTTTATATTCATTTAATGTATAAATCATATATTTTAATTTTCTTTGCAAAGATACAATAAAAAACCAAGACTACAAAATAATCTTGGTTAATTTATGTTAAATTGGCAATTTTTCATACACTTCAGGTAAAGCATATCTTCTAAACGTACCCCTTATATCTGTAGGGTCATAATCGAATAATTCATTTATCCTAAATCTAAACCCATCGCCATTCTTAACCCAAGTAATATCACCAGTAGTCTTATCTTTTACATAGATTGCATAATAAGTCTTGAAACCAAGGTTATAAAAGGCTTCTTCATATTTCATACATAAATGTATTCTATCTCTTTGTACATCACTCCGATTTGACTTAAAAAAAGAAATCGGCTTAATTTGAATCGCGGATACTCTGCCATCATCACGTGTTACTTTAATATCCACACCATATTCAGCATCAATCTGTCCATCAAATTTTGAACATTTATAACCAAGTTTAGTTAAAAATCTAATAAAATCTCTTTCGTTAGATTGTCCATCCCACGTTTCTACAATAATATGGCATAAAGCATCGTAAAAATAAACTGACAAGTCATAATTTAGATTAAGTCTTTCTTCTACCATTTTTTTATATTTTTCTGTTAACGCTAAAAGTTCGTTATAACTTAATCCACGTTTGGAAATAGGTAAATCTTGATGCTCTTCGCCATACTTTATATATTTTTCGTAAAAATCATTACAATCGGTAGGTCTTAATTTTCTATAAAGATTAGTACAATTGCCAATTCTATTACTTGGAGCAAAAAAATCATGCCATATTGTACTTACTACATCGCTTTTTCCTAATAATGTCTTTGATTTGAGACATTCATCATTATTAAATAAAAATCGCATCGAATATTATTTTTTTAATTTAATTCGATGCAAATATACTATATTTATCCAGTTTAACCAAAAAAATTACTGACTTTTTCTTCTTTTTGCCGACAAATTATTAATTTTCAAACCATTAAGTGTCTCATATATTCCTTCATCAGACATAAAATCGAAATATGCAATCTTTTTCTTCAACGATTTTTTAAATACTAAAAAATAACTGTGAAATGACCGTGCGTGTTGCTGTTGCTTCACCTTTCCGCTTACAAGACGATTTTTGGCGAGTAAAATGAACTCATCATAACTATCAAAACCGATGCTTTCTGCGATTAACCTACTATAATATGGCGTATGAAGTAATTTACTACCGGTAATAGTTGCTTGTGTCTTAAAAGTCATTATTCCATCTGGTTTCAAAACTCTATATGCCTCCTCAATCCAATGTTTATATGATTCAAGAAGTTGTGCTACTGGATAATAACAAGCGAACCTGCGTGAAATAAGGTTATTTCTTACTTTATTACCATTTTCATCATAATCAGGTGTATTCATACTTGGTCCACAACTAATTACAAATGGTAAATCAATAACTATACTATCGATAGACTCATTATCAAGAGGTAACTGGCCAAGCGGTTCTATCTTTTCCACGCCATCTATTTGCGGACATACATCATACTTGTACTTAGGTGACGGAATGTTTATCTCATGTACTTCCCCATTGGTATTCTTAATATTAAACTTTCCATAAAAATTACCGATTGAATATGTCATATCACAATCAAATGGTTTTCCACCATTATGCATCTGCATGATATTGTACAATATTTCATGTTGGTCATATCCAATACTTTTAATTACTTCATTATATTCCATATAAATTATTATATATTTCTTAATTTCATTTGCAAATATACTACTTTTCTTCTTTTAATCTATCTATTGCAATGTTAAAATATTTTAATTCTATTTCGAAACCAATATATTTCCGATTCATATTCTTTGCAGCAACACACGTACTACCAACTCCCATACAACTATCAAGGACAACATCCCCCTCATTAGAAAAAGTTTTAATCAAATATTCAAGCAATTCTACCGGTTTCTCTGTAGGATGTTTCTTATTCTTTGTTACGGTGCTGAATTCAAGAATATTTACTGGCTGTTTATATTCATATGTTTTGATATTATCTGATGTGTTATAGTCATGCAACAGTTCAGCATTTCCATATATCTTTACATTCGATATCCTTGGCTTGTCTCTCTTAATTAATTGTGGATTATATATCATGGAATTACCATTTTTTGTGTAGCACGACTTAGTCTTAGAAAACACCATAATATTCTCAGTAATCCGCCCCATCTGATAATTCATGAGTTGAAAATTACTTGGCTTCTGCTTTTTCCATATAATATCATATCTATACATTTCCAAATTAGACAACCTCATTTTTGAGGAAAATGGTTCTTGTCCAAATAAAACAATAACACCGTTATCGGTAATAACACGTTTATATTGTTCCCATAATTTATCCATCGGAATTACTGAATCCCATTTAGCGGCAGTAAGTCCATAAGGCAAATCAGTTAATATTAAATTAATTGCCTTATCAGGTATTCTATTCATTCCGATAAGGCAATTTTCATTATAAATTATATTTGGCTCAAATATTTTTTGCATTTATCGATTGATTTATTCAATGAATCTCTATCCTTGACAAAATCTTCTATATTATGTTCATAGAAACCTTTTAAAAAATCCTTCAATGTTTCTTCTTTAACAAAAACATATTTTATATTTGAATAACCCACACTATCATAGTATGTAATACCTGTTGTCAATTTACTGTTATCTTCAAAAACAAAATCAACTTTATCTTCATCTGGAACCATAGCCGTAGTCGTTCCTACACCATTAGGACGGTCGCCGCTCATCATCATATAATTATAATGTTGCACACTATGCCCAGGATATTTTTTCTCCTTGACCTTAAATTTGGTAATAGTAAAATCAGGTACATCATATTCATTTGATGAATCTACACTATTAAATATATTAGTTAATTCATCAAAATCGGAAAAAGCCTTTTCATTTTTATTGTCGCTATAATCTAAAACAAGAAAATATAGTGAATCACCTACATTAACATCCTTAAATGATTCATTGTATTTTTTATTATCAAGTATCTCGTACACCTTTGTTTTTTTCATAGAATAATTTTTTTATATGCTTTAATATTATCAAATTCTTCCTCACTCAAAATTCTAAAACCAAATATGTTGCACAATTCTTCTTTTTGCTTACTTGGTATTCCATGATACTTTTTTGCGACTATTGTTCCACCATAGGAATCTTTATAATCACCACTGAACATTATAAGATACGTAAGACTATTCAACCTTTGTTCATCTTCTTTCTTACGTTGTTCTGCCAATTCTTCCCACCCTTTTAAAATATCTGCTTTATCTTTGATGTTTTGGCCAACATAATCGGAAAAATACAACAAAGCCTTATATGCACTAATCTGGCATTTTAACATAACTCTGAAAAATTCAAAATTATTATCAATATCCTTATCGATGTAACCATATGTAATGTTTTTACCTCTATATTCATCAGATGCATTACAAGTTAGTTGAGATTTAACATCTTCTATATATTTTTCAAATGTCATACACATATTAATTAAGAAAAAAATTATATTCCGGTTTATTGAAATTCTGAAAACCCTTTAAAAACTCTTTTACATCAAGTATTTTTTTACCGGGTAACTGTATCCTTCTGATTGAAACCACATCTTCGCCACATGACGGTGGAAGTATATATAGATAATTCTTCCAATCAGTCAAAATATCAGACCCGTCATAATTATTATCAATCCATTCACGCCCTTTTTTCACTACTTCAGATTCATAAACTTTAAATGTAATATCTCTAACATCATCAAACTCACCTTCATCATCAGTATCTCCCGGAACATATTTTCTTATACTCATTTTAAAAGTCGTACCAATATTAGGGGATAAAGAACGTATCATGTTATGAATATCATTGGCTGATACGCCTACATTATCATAATATACGAATGTGGTATTTTCTTTATTCAGTTTTGGAGCATGAAATATCTTATTATCTAACGACTTAGGTATTTGTGGCTGTTCAGTATGCACATAAAATATATCATCTTCGATTTCCTCTATGATTGAACTCACCAATAACATTGAATCTGTCGATAATTTCTTAAAAAGCGTCTCAAAATTATCATCATCACTAATGTCTTCTCCATAAGTAGCAATTATCCCACCAGTATCAATTTTGTCAGCCAACTTAATTGCCGATAAGCCTGTTCTCTCAAAACCATATCTGATTGCCCAATTAATAGGGGCAGCACCTTTAAGCAAAGGTAATAATGAAGCATGGATATTAAATGCATATTTAGCCTTTTTAACAACGCATCTTGGTAAATACTTATATGATATTACACAATATATATTACCATCAATATCATCAAGCCATTTAAGAAATTCCTCGCTTTCTAAATTATTTGGAATACATACAGGTATGTTATTTTCCTTGGCGATATCATATACACGTTTATTACCAAAAATTGTTTTATCATTAGATGTTACAAACCCGACAACATTATGATACTTTGTTAAAAACTCAAAAGTCTCAATCGGAAAATCACCACTTCCAAAACATACTATTTTAATATCATCTCTGTCCATGTTAAACAAATTTAAAGTTTCTTAATACCGAAATCTTCCATAAAACGACAATCAATACTTTCGTAAATAAAATGATAATCTGGTTCTTCTAATGGTATATTATTAAATAACTTATATGTCAAAGCATAATAAGGAGCAGGCACACAAACTAACTCCATATCATTATTAATAAGATTAGTTTTAGTATAAAAAGTGTTTCTTGGATTCCCGCTTTCTTTTGAAAACAACTGATAACCTTCAAGAAAATAATATTCGACACTTACTTCTAATCCTAATTCTTCTTTGATAAATCTTTTAATATCGGCACATCTACCAGCAAGTATTAGTTTACTTTCTTTTGACATACATGTATTTATAACAATCTCATCATTACTTAATGAACAAATACATGAATCATGTGGAAAATTTTTCTTATATACTTTCCATACTTCGTTAATAAGATACTTCTCGATTGTAATGTGACGTTTTGGATTCATTTTACCAAAAATTACTTGTCTTGTATATTTACTTTCCTTTACATAATTAAGATTAGTAAAACGACCTATAAATTCTTCGTAAGTATCTGCACCAAGAACAATATCCTTATTAATGTACTTTAACGTCTGAAAATTGGCTTTTTTCAAATCAATTGAAAGAAACGATTTATTTATATTTTCACCATTATATACATTATTAGAGGTTACATTAGGCTTATCTATAATACTATATTTATTCAAATCAATAGCATTAAATTCTTTATAAGAATTACTATTAGAAATAGTTTGTATAATGTTCTCCCTTACATTATAATATTCATCAAGGAACTTTTTTTCGTCACCACTGAAATGAGTATCAATCATATCCCAAAGTGCTTTCCACTTGGTTAGTGACTTGAACTTATCCTCATACAACTCAATGAAATAGAAGAAATACTTCTCCTTATTCATCGTAATTGGTAACTTATAGTCACTAATAAATCGGTTAACCAACTCACGGTTATACCTTAAATACTTTTTCTCAATCATTCTTATATCCATCTTTTGCCCATATGATTAGTCTAATTAAAATCGGTATAGTAAAACCGATACCAAACGCTTCCCATTTAGATGCTGTATACCCCTCAATTTCGTATATGAAAAATAATACAGGTATTGCGATACATAAATCAAAAACAATACGTTTTACACTTTTTATTCCCATAAAATTTACATATATAAAAATTCTGTTGCAAATATACTAAATTTCTGCAACAGAACAAAATATCTTTAGTTAAAGATTTTAAAACCAAAAATCAATAAAATCACATATTTCTTTTTTCATGTCCTCTTTATCAAGATATCTTCCGGGTGAAAGATACTTGCAAATGCCTTTTATAAACTTAATCGCATCCTCATCGTTACCGATACATTTGCCTAAGTCAATATTCTTACGGCTTTTAATATACGATGCAATACCATCATATCCAATTTCGGTAAGTATCATGTCTTCTGAAAATTCACGGACAAGTTTATCAAGCCTATCTCTTAATAATTCAGTATCCATAATATATGACTTTTAATTTTGCAATCTCACACAAACCTCCGGCGGAAGTATCTCAAATTTCTCTTCAGCAAAACCTCCGTACATCCCAAATTTAATTCGCGGACTATCGGTATCGTTTAATACCACAACACCGGTATCTGGCTCAGTAAATAAAACTATATAGGCTTTATCATTAACAAAATTACGTCCAAGGTAAGGATAATTTCTTTCTTCCATATTTCTTTAATTTAAAATTATGTTATCAAATGAACATGTGGTATAATAATTAAACTGCGAAGGTGCTGAAGTGTATCTCTTGTTATATAAATCAGGTAACGCACAACAACATACGCCGCTTGCATTCGGATTATTCTTAGGATTATTATTGCAATTAGCACAAGGGTCATAAAAATCATTTAGACCATTATACGGGCTTACTCCAATACCGGGTTGCCCATCATCTTCAATAATTATAACTC